TAACCACCACCCCCACCAGAACTAGGTGTTGTTATTTTTAAATTACCTTCAGCTTTTGTAACTCCAGAATTAAAACTACCCATAGTGTTAAAGTTTTGGGTAGGACTATCTGTGGTCTGGTCTCCAGCTACAAGGTTTGTAACACTGAAATCATTCGTATTTCCACTGGTGTCATCTCCAAGTGCTGAACTATCTTGAAACTTTAATCTAAATCCATTTGTGCCATAAGTAATACCAGTTAATGTCTTAGGGATCCAGCGATTTGTGCTTGTATCGGTAATGCCAAAGGTTGAAGGTGTTAGTGCTGTGCCATCAACGAAATTAGCTTCTGCAAAATAACCATCAAACTCTGACCAAATACCGCCAGAAGCATCAGCAGTTCTTGAAACTCCTATATGATGAGGTTCTGAATTTACATTGTAAGCACTAGCATCACCAGAACTTGGATATGCACTAAGTGTTTGAATATCACCATCTATGTAAAGAATTGCTCTACTTGTTGAAGTTGAATTATCAGAATCATAAACAAAAACCAGATGATACCATTTACTTGTATCTTCAAAAGTTCTTGTTGTATTTGCTAATAAAATATTTGAAGAACCGATACGATTTTGTATGAGTATTTGGTTGCTTGTATTAAACCTCATATCCCAATAACTAGCACCATCATAATCAGCAGACATAATAGCTTGATTTGTACCTAATGCACCCCTTTTTATCCAAACACTATATGTCCATTTTTTATTATTAGTAGGTGTTGAAAATGTCCTTGCTAAATAGGCATCATCATCATCATTAAATATCAAACTATTAGCAATCGTGCCATTATCTGTAAAAGGTACAAACTTACCGACACGTCTTCCTTTTCCATTGCCTTCGTAGATTATCGGAAAGAAATATTCTTCGCCATTTGGTATTGTTGGTGTTGCCATATTAACTCCCTAAATTCTTTGTACAGAGTGCCAAGTACCCACTCGGAACACTATATTTAAAATTACCTACTCCATTACCATCACTATTACCACCAGCAGTTGTGCCTCCAGAAAAAGTCCCTTCTTGTCCAAAGTTCATTGTTACTATTGGAGCACTACCACCCAATGCACCAGCAGTTGGAACCCAACCACCAGAATAACTTGCTGGTGTCCAAGTTGCACCAGCATTTGTTTTACTAGCACCAGAGGCTGGGTTACCAGAACCCATAAATGTTCCATTCTTTCCATAATATATAGCACCATTATCAGTATCTACTGCAACTTGTAATATATCACCATCAACAAAAGGAACTTCTGTATATGTTTTTGTTAAACTACCACTAAATTTTAATTCACCATTATAACTGTTAACTCCTATTTCACCTGTAACTGTTCCGTGCATATTTGTATCAGATTTAACATAACCATCATTGACTGCTGCAATACCACTACTCATAAAATAACTCGCACTACCTCCACCAGCTTTTATTCTCATTTCCCAATACCATTTCCCAGTTGTAAATAATTGAGTACATACTTGACCAGCATTTTGTGCGCCACTATATTTTAATTCTAAATTTCCATTTTCTTGCACACCATATTGAGAACCAGTTCCTCTATATATAGGATTTAATGTACAAAAATTATTCGTAGGTGAGTCACTAACTTGGTCGTGTGCTGCAAGTCCACTTGTTGTTAGATCATTACCATTTCCAGATTCATCGTCTCCGAGGTCAGCACTATCTCTTCCATCAACAAAAAATCCTCCTGTACCATAACTACCAGTATATTCTTTGGGAACCCATATATTAGATGAGTTGTATTCACCGAAGCTAGATGGGTTTAGTGCTGAACCATTTACATAATGCATTTCTGCAAGATAACCATTGTAATAATTACTTGTCTGATATGCAAGTTTACCAAAACCAATATTAACATTAGTACCTACAATACTATCTTGATTTTGTGATGGATAAGTTTCTGATGTAAAATCAGTTACTCTTACCCCATTTACATACAATCTTGCTCTTTCAGTTGATATAGCATTTCCAGAGTCGTATACATATACAATATGGTACCAGGCTGCTGGGTCACGAAAAAGTTGAGTTGTTTTTAATAGAACATTATAACCACCAGCATAATCTTGAATTGCAAGCTGATCAGCAACATTATTTTCAAAATACATATCAAAAGTACTACTGCTACTTCCACCACTTGCAAACACAATCTGTGGTGCCGAAGGTGGGTAGTCACCTTTTTTAGTCCACAAACTTACTGTCCACTTATCTGTATTACCACCAGCACCATGGGTTCTTTGCATATATGCAGAATCACCAGCATTAAACCTAATTGATTGGTCTATAGAGTATGTGGTTGTGCCAGATCCACTTGCACCCATAAGAACATTATTTTGAAATACCATTTATACCTCTTGTATTATTTAACATCTAGTGATGCCGCCATATGCACACTAGAACTCGATAACACAACGTAGTCAATACGGTCGACGGCAGAAGCTGTCGTTGTTAGTGTAGGAGCCGTACCCCCAACAAACTTGTAAGCACTATTAAATGATAAAGTTCTTGATCCAGTACCGTCCTGACGAACAAAGAAACTTCCTGTTTGTCCAGATTGAACATTCGTTGGAGCACCTAAGTTTCTACTACCACCTAATCTAACATCAAAGTTTTGACCACTGTTGAAGTTTACTGAGATTGTTGATGCATCAGTTAATGAAACAATGTCAGCTACAGCCGACTTTGTAATTCTTAATTGTTTACCTAGTGAATCAACAGCACTAACGGATATAGCTGTTGTTGCAAATAACTTGGTAGTATCTGTGATTGAACTTGAAATACTTGTAGCAGTCATACGAGTAGCTACAACTGCCGTAGCCGATACCGTGCCACCTACTGTAATAGGACCAACGGCGCCACCTTCTGTAGATAGTGCACTTACACCTACTGGGTCAACAGCATTATGTACATTTGTTCCATCACAATAAATAAACTTTGAACCACCACGAGGGGCTATAATGTTTGTTGTTGTTGCGGCTGTCTTTATCTTGACTGTGTGCGTACTACCTGTTGTCTGATTATCAACAACATATAATTTTTCAACACTAGGAATCACTATAGTTGAGTTTGATCCTAATGTTCCTTCAATTCTTAATACGGCATTACGAGATTGGTCGGCTGCTCCGTTACTAGCTGTTAATGAAGTTGTTGCTCCTGTTGTACTGACAACGACGACACCACCTACGGCTTCGTCCACCATGTCAATTACTTGTTGGTTAAGACGATCACCCCAGGTATTCGCATTTTCTCCATCAGCTTGCTTTTCTAATCTAAGTCTTGTTGTATAACTACTTGGCATAATTAATTACTTCCTTTTACTAATGTGTTATCACCTCCAGCTGGTGAGGCATTGTTTCTCATATCATCCTGTCTTGTTCTTCTGGCTTCATTTAGTAAGTCAGTAAATGCTCGTTGGTATTCTTGTTCCCAAACTTGAGCAGCTGTATAATTTTTCATAAACATACAGGCTTCCTTCATACTAGCATAAAACAATGCATTAGAACAATATTGTGTAAAGAAATTCTCTTGATGCACTGAGGTTGCTGCTGTTGGTTGGACAATATAAGACATTTCACAATCATAAGCCGATACTGGTGTAGGTGATACTAACAACCTATCAAATCCAAAGTTAGCATAATAACGAGGTACACCCGTACTTGTGCGTTGTGGCCAATAATCATTTAAATATTCATCAGTCTTTTGTAATAAATTAATTCGTGTGCCATCAGACTTTAAAATATTTAAGTTTTTAATTATTAATGTGTTTAATGGTTTAGTTAAGAATGGATCACCAATAACCATGTTTGATGTTGCATATTGTACAACACCATATGAATCTATTTCTCTTGTAAGCCTTCCTTCGGCTCTTTCAATAAAAGCTGGTATGTCTCCTACAAACTCTGTACTTGTGTCTTCACTTGTCGTCTTAATTCTATTTACCAATTGATTGTATGTTATGCTCATATTCGTTTAGCCTTCCACGTTTCGTTTGTTCCTCCAAAAACTTTAGGTGTCCAGATACCTCTAACTCTTGTTCTAAATTTAGCACTAACTCCTGTTAGTACCAAGTTACCATCACCATTAATATTTGGAGAAATAACTCTCGTCCTAATTAATGGTTGGAAGTTTGTTTTTCCACCCATGCCTGCGTGTATACTACACTGATAGTATAATGTAGTTGGACCATCATTCGCAACAAAGATTTGTGTATAAGCTCCAGCATTACCCGGAGTTCCTAT